GGATAATCTATCTGTAGTGTGGGATGTTATGATGCAAAATTATAGAAATATAAATTGTAATCAAGTAGATTTAATTCAAGAGATACCTGCTAATGAAGATTTTTGGATATATTTTAATGAGAATATATATCCTATGTCTAGTGATCAAAAATTTAATTATATGAATTCATGAATGTAAGTTTAGAGAGAGTATCAGATTTTTTAAAACCTTTTTTATTACAAGATATTATAATAAGAACAAATAAAAAGGTATTAAAAAAGGGTAGATTTAAAATATTTCAAATTAAACAATATTATATAAATTTTACTCTAGAGATAAATGGTGTTAATAAAAATTATGAAATACCTTATCCATATAATGTAGAGTATGACGAGGATATTGGAATATTAAATTACCATCTAAGTTCATTTATACCTGATAGACAAATAACAAAAGTCAAGTTTTTAGATAGTTCATCAAAGTCTAAACTATACGACAATCTTGTATATATATTGCCTTCGCAAGGTGGTATCATATAATAAGGTGTGTTAGGTGGTTTGTTAAAAAGTTTTCCGGATGGGTATACTCCAAATTCTTCTCAGGTTAAATTACTAAAGAATATTGATCAAGCATTTACTGATGGTCATAAGTTTGTTGTTTGTAATGCTCCTACGGGCTCAGGTAAGTCTTTTATATAGGTAATGTTTCAAATGCACCTACAAAAGAGTTTAGAGAGATTGTAACTAGCTATCTTGCATATAGAAGAACGCAAGGAGGTGGTTACGCTTATGAGGATGATTGTCATGATGAGAAAGCGTTTGGGTGTACCGCTTTAACTATTACTAAGACTCTACAAGATCAATATAAGGAGTTATTTGATGACGTTAAAGTATTAAAAGGTAAATCTAACTACCAATGTGAAGTAGATGATAGATTTACTGTTGAGCTAGCCCCTTGCTTACATCTACCTAAGATAAAAGAAGAGTGTTGGGCTAAGAAAAAATGCCCGTATTATGAGCAGCGAAATATCGCTCTTACGTCAACCTTTAATACGCTTAATTATAATATGTTCTTCTCTCTACCGGAGCATTTAAAAAAGAGGCAGTATATTATATGTGATGAGGCCGCAGAGCTTGAAGATCAATTAGTAAAGGAATTTTCCTGTAATATAAATTTTGAAAGTCTATCTAAAATGGATGTTACTATTAGACCGTTTTATTCTAGAAATAGCTTACAAGTTGTAAAGTGGATAAACGAGCTTATTTTAGATCTAAATGATAGGATAAGCGAATTAAGAGAAGCTTCTAATAATAATAATGTAAATAAAAAATTTATAATTGAATCAAAAAGTAATTTAATTAGTTTAAGAAATTTACATTCTAAATTATCCTTAATTATAGATACGTGGAATGATAGTGAGTATCTATATGAAACTGACAAAAAGGGTATAACGTTTATGCCATTAAAGGTGGATAAGCTGTCAAATCATTTGTTTAAATATGCAGATAAAGTTATATTAATGTCTGCAACTATAATCGATCCTAATAATTTTTGTAAGAGTTTAGGTATTAAGAAGTTTAAATATATTGAAGCAGAATCGTCTTTCGATTCTAAAAATGCACCTATATATTGCAATACAAAAGTTAAATTAAATTACCACAACCTCCAGAGAAGTTTACCTAAGGTAGTAAAGCAAATTAAAGAAATATGCGAGTTCCATAAGAGTGATAAAGGTATCATACATACACATAATAATACCATAACTTCTTTCTTATCTAATAAGCTTACTGATTCTAGATTTTTGATAAGAGAGCCTGGAGTTCGTAATGAGGTTATATTAGAGCAGCATTATGTTAATGATGATCCTACAGTCTTAATATCTCCCTCTATGTCTCATGGCGTTGATTTAAGAGATAACTTAGCTAGATTTCAAATTATAGTAAAAGCTCCATATCTACCTACTAAAGATAAACGGATAGAAAAATTAATGAAGAATGATTTTGATTGGTATATGAATAAAATGCTTTGTTCACTAATTCAATCTTGCGGAAGAGGAGTTAGATCTAATAAAGATCATTGTATTACCTATATTCTTGATGGGTCTATAGCTGAAAGCGTTGTTAATAATAGACATAAATTGCCGAAATATTTTATTGATAGGTTTTTGTAATAAATATATAAGACGGTATGAAGAATAGAGCCTTTCATTTTGAAATAAAGAATTTACTAACCCAGTTTATTGCTGCGTTTGATGATACAGTTATAAGCAGGTTTAATAAAAATAGAGAGGCTAAACAAAACATTGATGTAAGATATGTCTTTGCTCCTAAGCAAAGAGTAATGTATGATATTGTTAATAAGGCTCAAAACCTAACTCTTCCTGTCGTTTCTATAAATTTAGATAGTATATCACGAGACGAATCTCGTGTTTTTAATAAAATAGCTACTTCTGTTATACCCGCTCAATCAACAGAAGATCCTAGAACTTCTTCAAAAATGCTAATGCCGGTACCGGTAAATCTTGAAATAAGTATGTCAATACTTGCAAGGTATATGCAAGATGTAGATCAAATAGTTTCTAACTTCGTACCTTATAATAACCCTTACATTATATTATCTTGGAAAGTACCTACAGAATTTGGCACGGAGTATGAGCAAGAAATAAGAAGTGAAGTTTTATGGAATGGTAATCTTACATATTCAACTCCAACAGATTCAACTTATTCTGAAAAATTTAGAATAACAGTTGATACTTCGTTTACTATTAAAGGATGGCTCTTCCCGGAAGAAAAATCTAATGCTGGAAACATCTATAAAGTAGATAGTAATTTTATAGCTGTTGATTTACAAAATAGAATATATTCACCTTTGGAGGATCAAATATCAGTAGAGTCATATACAAATCAAGGCTATAACGCTTTATCAGGTTACGATACTAGCGTACCTACAAATTATACTGAAACAGTAACTGTTTCAGGTATACCAGAATTTACTAATATCTTTTATACAACATCAGGTGTGTTTGAACAATTACGTAATCAAACATCCGTCCTCTCTTCACAAACTAACAGCTTTATATTATATGGTAAATCATTAGATTATAGTAATTCATTATATATAAGTGCTAACAAACTTAACTTTTTTACTGACTATCAAGAAATAACTTCAGCTAAATTAGATACAATTAGTGCTTATAAACTAAATGATAGTCTATATAATATAGCTACTGACAATATAGTTAGCATATCTCTACCTACTTCAACTTTAAGCGGTACTGGTAAATTTACCTTTGTAACAGCTAATGAAGCAGGTTGGGCTTCTTCTTATCAAGCAGCTAGCTCTATCCTTAACTTAGAATAAATATAAACAATGGCAGGATCCGATTCATCTTCAAATCCATCTCAAAATCGTTCATACGTTACGAATGATGGACGCGCGTCAACTTTTGGTAGAAACTTAGTACAGTACATTCAGAATAGATTACCTTATTCAAATGTAGCCCCGCAAGAGGATTCTTTAAATCCAAAATATAAGATATTTAACAAAACTGGTATGAAGAGAGCGGAAGCTTTGGCTAAGGCTTCAGTATCTTCATCTAATCCATATAACAATATTCCAATTGGAGATTTTGCAAAAGATTCATCATTTGGTGATGTAATGTATGCAAATATTCAGGAGGATAAACAGGGTAGAATAAGAGATTATCGTATTATAGCGGCATATTCTGAAGTTGCTGATGCACTTGATGAGATATGTGATGAAACAATTAACCCGGATGATTCTGGGTGGATAACTAGTTTACAGCTAAAGGAAATAGATTTAACTGTTGATGAAAAAGGCGAACTTGAAAAGCAATTTCATAGATATGTAGAATATTATGATTTAAAGAACAAAGGATGGCAATATTTTAGACAGTTATTAGTTGAGGGGGAAATCTTCTTTGAGCAAATTGTACATGATGGATTTGTAGAAGATGGTATTTTAGGTGTAATTAATTTACCAGCTGAGATTATTGACCCTGTTTATAATAATATTCAAAATATGCTAGTGAAGGGATTCATTTATAGAAAGCCTATTTTTAGTGTTGAAAATCCTGCAAAAGTTGAAAAGGTAGAATTTATACCAATGGATCAAAACCAGATTACATATATAAATTCTGGTGTTTATAACGAAACTAAAAACTTTATTGTGCCGTTTTTAGAAAACGCTAGAAGACCTTATAGGCAGTTGTCGTTAATTGAAGACGCAATAGTAATTTATAGATTAGTTAGAGCTCCTGAACGATTAGTATTTAATGTTGATGTTGGAAATATGGCACCTCCTAAAGCAGAGGCATATTTAAAGAAGCTTATTTCTAACTATTGGTCAAAAAAGACTTTTGATTTAGATCAAGATAATGTAGTTAAAAAATTCAATCCTCAGTCTATGTTAGATGCATTTTGGTTTGCAAGGAGACAGGGATCCGAAGGTACTACAGTATCACAATTAGCAGGAGGAGCTAATTTAGGTGAATTATCTGATCTAATGTATTTTATTAAAAAGCTTTATAGAGCTCTAAAGGTACCCTCAACAAGGCTAGATCCTAACGATCAAGCTTCTGCTGATGGTTCAACCATATTAAGAGAAGAACTAAAGTTTGCTAGATTTGTAATGAGACAGCAGCAAAGGTTTGCAGCTGGTCTTAAAAAAGGATTTATAACTCATTTAACCTTAATGGGTATATTTAAAAAATTAAATTTAAATGAGCAAAATATTGAGATTGAGTTTAATGTACCTACTAATTTTTATGAGTTAAGAGAGAATCAAAGATTAGAGCTAAAAGCAGGTAATTTTAACAATCTAGCTTCTTCAGAATTTGTATCTGCTACATATGCGCAGAAAAAATATCTTGGATGGAAAGATAGAGATATATTGGCTAACAGAGAGTTTTTAAGAAAAGATGCGGAATTACAATGGGAGCTATCTCAAATACAAGCAGCTGGACCTGCTTGGAAAGAGCAAGCTGTAGCTGGTGAAGTCACTGGAAGTGAAGCAGCTGTAGGCGGTGAAGGCGCAGGAGTAGGCGGTAGTGCAGAAGGTGGTATACCTGAATTCGGAGGAGGACCAGCTGATACAGGAG